AGAGGGGGAATTGTGGGGAATAACCGGCTAAAGGGCGTTTGTAATGGGTGACAGGGTGGGAAAGGGGGTGGAAGTCATCTGGAGCCGGGATCGTTGCGGGGCGTCTGCATCGTGGCTTGACGTGGCTGCAACGTCGGTGTAGTCTGCATCGTATGAGCGATATCTCGCGGGGCGACGGCGGGATCTGGTACGGCGGGGGTCCGGACGACGACACCTGGCAGGGTGGCGGGATCTGGGGGGGTCCGACCGGCAAGCCGGGGGAAGCGGACCGGATCCTGGACGAGATTCACCGACTGTGGGCATCCTGGAGCGCGGGGTATGGTGGCATGTCGGACGGGCCGGAGGATCCGGAGGAGCAGGACTGGCAGCGAGCGGGCGCCTATGTCACCACGCACCGCGTCGTGGTCCACCACTTCACGCCACAGGCGATCCAAGAGCAGCACCGGAAGACGTATGATCTCGCGCTCCTGGGGCTAGCGGCGCACGACCGGAAGGTGCAACCGGTCTACGAGTGCTCGCTGCCGGTGGACGTGGTCGTCTCCGAGCGGCGAGCCGGGAACGCTGCGGGCGCGTTCGACGTCACCGGCATCCCGAACGAGTGCGGGATCTGTAAGCGAGCGTTCTTCGGGCGCGACAAGGAACAGATCCGCCGAGCCGCGGTGGCCGACCACCTGCGTGCCAAACCGTACTTGAACACCGGCGGCAGTTGGGTGCCGTCACTCCCCCTGGACGTCGTCTTGGACATATGAGCGGTATCAACTGGATTCCGGAGGACCACAAGGCGTCAGGTCACCACATCTCGCGTCGAGCCGAGCGCGTGCTCGGGAAGCTCAATGCCGGATGGGTGGCCGAAGAGCAGCGCGCCTTCGGTCGGCAGAAGAAAGGCGCCTGGTACCTGCTCCGAAGCCCCGGCGCCCACGAACCGCTCAATGCCCACGTCCACCGCCTGACCATGCTGCAGCTGCTGGAGTCCGGGCTCGCCATTGAGCTCTACATCCCGAGCCGCGGCCTCTCGATCGTCCTCTCGAGCGCGTACTACAACGCGCACGAAGCCGCTTTCTCCGTGCTGACGGCACCAGAGCCGCCGCGCACCACCAATCACCCGCCACCGAGGTTCAGAAGCGATGTCAAATCCCTATCTCGTTGAACCGGTCACCAGCCGCAACGTGACCGCCGAGCTCCGCCGGCGCGCTGACATCCACCGGCCACACCGGTTGCGTCTCTCGAAAGGGGCGTGGTTGGTCGTCTGTGGCTACGTCTTGGGGCTCATCACCGCGATCGCGCTCCTGGTGACCACGTCGTGAGCGAGCACGTCGGGCTGCGGGTGCTGATCGACGCGAACGCCGCGGGTGCGCGGGCCATGATCCGAGATCTCCGGAAGCTCGCGCGCCGCGCCGACGTCCGGTACAAGTGGAAGATCAAATGGGCCACGTCCCGGCGCGCGTGGCGGAACAGGCCTCGGGAACGCGAATTCGTGGAATTCCAGCGCCCGACACCGATCGGACCGACCTACTGGATGAAAACGCGCACCACCATGCCACAGGCAGAGGACGACTAGTGCGGATCGACATCACATTCCGGTCAGAAGAGGGCGACCGCGTCACCGAGCGACGGATCGAGGTCGAGCAGGAATCGATCGACCAATCGACCTTGGAGCTCCTCCTGCGGTTGGCCGAGCAGGGCACGCCGCCCGCCAACTACCTCGGCCCGACGGAGAAGCCCTACCACCAGTCCGGCCTCGCCTATTACCCGGACTCTGATAGCATCATCCGCTTGGGTGCCAGCTATATCCGTCAGGCCGACTCGAGCCAGAGAACACATCTCCTGACCAAGCTCGCTGAAGCATTCGAATACCGCCAACCCACGAAGTTCGACGCCGCTGCCAGGACGCTCGAGGCACTCCTGCGCCTCGGTGCACAGCACGGCAACATGCCGGAGGTCTAGTGCCTCGTAAGTCCGTTCACACCATCACCATGTCCCGTCGAGAAATCGCACAGGCCACTCGATCGGGTCCGCTCATGTCGCCGCTCTCCGCCGAGCAGTTGGAGGCGCATCTCGCCAAGCAGCGCGCCGAGATGCAGAACATCGTCTCCGGCAAAGGCCCGAAATCGCGCCGCGAGATGGCGAACGTCGAGCACCGCGCGCAGAAGAAGCTCTACCAGGACTTGATCCCGACCGCCATCACACGCTTCCCCGACTTATCCACATTCCTCGGCGCCGTCTACGCGATCCCGGTGTTCAACGCCAACTACGGCGACGAGGCGCTGCAGCGGAAGGCACAGATCACCGGCGCCCGCCTCAAGGCCGAAGGCATGAAGGCCGGTTCACCGGACAACCATGTCCCGGTCCCGAAGTACATCGCCGGTCGCGTCTACGGATCGCTCTATCTCGAGCTAAAAGCCAAGAGCTACCCGAATGACGCGCAGAAGGCGCGGTTTCCATTGCTCGCCGCGTGCGGGAACGCGATCGTCACCATCCGGAACGAGAGTGAGACGCAGCTGGCCGAGACGGCGCTCGAGACGATTCTCGACTACCTGAAGGGCCACATGGACTTCCACCAGTACGGCCATCCGAATTACACGTTCATCCACAACACCACGCTTCCCCTAGCGGAGCACCTCCCATGATCGGTCATCCCGCCCCAAGCTCCGGCATCTCGTACTCGGAACGCCACTCGATCGAGCCCGATGGTTCCATCTCCGAACGGTTCGGTAAGCCGCTCGAGATCCCTGAAGATCTGCTCCCGATCCCGGACGAGCGCCCCGGCGTCCTTCAGGCCACGCACCCGCTCGCGCGGTTCGTCCACGTCCAGTGCTTCACCGGCGAGGCGAAGGAATTCGTCACCCCGAGCGGCGTCATCGTCGTAGACGGCGTCACGGGCACGATCGTCCGGCTGACGGGTCTCACGGCCAAGTCCGCCGACGAGCACGGCGCCCTCCCGATCGAGACCAAGCACTTCAAGGCGATCGACATCACGTATGACGAGGACGCGATCGAGGAAGAGAACCGGCGCCGCTTCACCCGAGCCAACGAGATCGCGAACTACTTCGCCGAGGTCGTGAAGGTGCACCAGGAACGATACGAGGCACGCGCCGCTGCGGCGGAGGCGGCGAAGAAGGCCGAGGCGGAGGCGGACAATAAATTCGCGTCCAACATCATGAACGGCCTCGACGCCATGCACCGCGAGCGCGGCGACGACCAGAGCGCCGAGCCAGGATCCCCCGATTACGGACCAGAGGAATGACCACCGCCACCAGACAGCCTCCCCGCGTCCCGCTCCGGTGCCGGAACTGCGGATCGACCACGATCCGCATCTCCCGGCGCCAGAACATGCTCCGCCGCACCTTCCGTCGCGACGAAGGCCAGAAAGCCCATCTCCACGCCGGCGTGACGTGCGAACACTGCAAGACGGAATGGTGGAGCGCGCACGCGATGGCGCTCGAGGTCTCCCGGAAGCTCGACGCCGAGGACCGCGAGTCCGAAGTCATCGGCCCCTTCGTCACCCGCGGCGACAAAGAGCTCCCGCAGAACAAGCGGGTTCCCCTGTACTCGAAAGGAGTCGTCCATGCTGACTAACGTCTACACGGTCGCCGATCGGATCGACCTGCCGACGGAACGCCGCTTCGGGCGACTCCGCGCCCCGGATCCCGCGGACATGGACTTCCCGCTCGAGGACCGCCTCCGCGCCATGCGCGGCGCAGAGCTCAAGCGGCGAGTCCGAGCACCGCGGCACGGGCCGATCCTCGACCAGGGGAACACCAACCGCTGCACCATGTTCTCGATGGCGGCGTGCCTCGGGGCATACCCGAAAGGTGCCAAGGACGCAGCTGCGGCGATCGCGCGCGTCTCGATCCCGGTGGACGGCGATCCCGACATGTACCGGTGGTCGTGCAACCACGACGAATTCTCCGACAACAACCACGGGGAAGATCTCGGGACGTCGGTCCGCGCCACCCAGGAGTACGCCGTCCGTGTCGATCTCTCGAGCGCGTACTTTTGGGCACGGAACGCTGACGTGGCGAAGGACTACATCTCCCGGCAGGGATCCGCGCCACTCCAGATCGGGATCGACTGGTGGAGCTCGTTCGACCGACCGAATCCCAAGACCGGCGTCATCGAGGAGGTCACAGGACAGATCCTCGGCGGTCACGCGCTTTGCGTGCTCTGGTTCAACAAGAAGACCGGACTGTGGGAGATCCAGAATTCGTGGGGCGCGTCGTGGGCGAAAGGCGGCATCTGCCGAATGCCGGAAGACATCTTCAACTACGTCTGCTTCCAGACCGGCGGCGACGTCGTATCGTTCGCAGAGGTCAGGTAGCATCGATGAGCGACGAGAGCGAAGCGGAAACCAGCGGACGCGAGCGGCTCCAAGCGATCGTGGAAGAGACTCTTGGCCCGAGCGAAGCCAAGAGTCTCGTCCCGGTCTCCGGACCCGTCTCGGAGGCCGACGCCAAGCATCCGCACTCCCTCGGCGGTCCCTTCGGCAACAAGTCCGACGAGGACATGGCCGCGCTCGACACCTGCGGCAAGTACGGCGGGTGGGACGCGAGCAACAACCGGCCCTGCCAGCGCCCGTCCGGGTTCGGCGTCCTGAACGCGACCTACGGGATCTCGGCCATCAAGTGCTTCCAGCATTCGGACGAGAAACTCGACAAGATCGCGAACCTCAAGGCCGAATTCCTCGACCGGATGATGCACCAACCGGCGTACCTGGAGGACGTCTGTACGGCGCTCGAGATCCGGACCGCGCAGCCGCACCTCTGGCGCCTCACCGATCGGGCCTTCGCGCGCACCTGGGACACGCTCCAGATCATCATCGACGCCACGCGATCGCAGCTGGCCGAGGATGACCTGTTCAAGATCATCCACGAAGGGAAACTCGACTCGGCCACGCTCCGGAAGTTCTTTTCGATCAATCGGGCGCCGGCACGGTGGCGCGAAGTCACGAAAAAGGTGGAAGCGGGCGAGAATCCGGCACCAGCACCGTCCATCAACGCCGGTGGCGACGTGCACATCACCAACGTTCGGTATTTCCAGGCCGGAGACGAGTTTTTCGACTTCCCGGGGAAAAAATAGCCATGCCGTCCATCCTGCTATCCGATTCGGAGTGCGAATTCATCGCAGCCACGCTCACTGAGGTCGCCGACGGCGATCCGAACCGAGATCGCGAGGCGATCTATCGCAGATTGGCCGCGATGTTCCGCCGGAAGCGTGCATTGGAGCCGCTCACGCTGCATCAAGCGAAACTGCTCGATTACGTCGCCGACTATCTCGATCTCCACGGGTACGCGCCGAATTACGAGGAAATCGCGCACGGACTCGGCTACCGATCGGGCGCCACGGTGCACGAACATTTGCAGAACCTGCAGCGGAAGGGCTACGTTCGGATCCTGTTCAACGAAGCCCGGGGCATTACGGTGCTCGCGCGCCCGCCTCGAGCGAACCTGTCCGAGACTGTCAGTCCATGAGGTTATGAGTCACAAGCGGCACCACGACGACGAAGATGAGGCGCTACCCGAAGGGGTAGTCGCCATCCAGCAAAAGGAGACTCCCCCGGGCGTCTCCTTTGTCTTTACCGAGAAGCAGCACGAATGGCTCAAAGCCGTCCGGAGCGGGAAGTACCGCTTCATGGCGACCGGCGGCGCGATTCGCGGCGGGAAGACCTTCACGGTGCTCGCCACGGTCTTGATCCTCATGCGCGTCTTCCCACGCTCGCGGTGGGCGATCGTCCGCATGGATCTCCCGACGCTCCGCCGCAATACGGTCCCCTCGATCAACAAGATGCGGGACTACGTCGGCGACTTCCTCGGTCCGCTCAACATGACCGCCTGGGAGTACACGGCGGTCAACGGATCCAAGCTGATCATCTTCCCGGAATCGATCGAGGAAGACTCGGAATTGGAGCGGTTCAATGGGCTCGAGGTCAACGGGTTCATCCTGGAGGAAGCCAACGAGCTCTCGGTCCGGACCAAGAACAAGTGCATCCAGCGCGCGGGCGCGTGGGTGATCCCGCCGGACGAGGAACAGCAGATCGCGATCGCCAAGGCCGAGCGCGACGGCATGTCACGCGTCGAGGCCATCCGCGAGTACGGTCCCAAGCAACCGCTACCGTTCATCTTCCTGACCTTCAACCCTGCCGACAATTGGGTCCGGGAAGAGATCTACGAGCCCTACGAGGCGGGCACGCTGGAGCCACCTTGGTACTACCTGCCGACGACGCTGGAAGACAACCCCTACATCTCCGAGGAATACAAGCAGTCCCTGGAAGAGCTCCGCATCAAGGACTACGACCAGTACATGCGGTTCGTGAAGGGGAAGTGGGGCGTGATTCGCGCGCCGAACCAGCTGATCACCTCCGATCTCATCGCACAGGCGCGGAACATCCCCGCGATCCCGGGGCGCCGGCGAGAAGGCATGGACGTCGCACGGTACGGGAAAGACGCGACGGTGCACGCGGGGGTCGATGGGAATTGCCTGGTCGATATCGAGGAATTCTACCAGCAGGGGCTCGACATCTCCGCCACGCACCTCCTCGAGCGCGTCGTGGAGCGCGAGATATCGGGCTCGGACGTCACGGTCGATGTCGTGGGCTTGGGCGCCGGCGTGGCCGACACCATGCGGTCCAATGACGTGACGGTGAACGAGTTCGTGGCCGGAGCTCGGCCCGTGCGCCGGATCGTCGGCTTCCGTCAGGCGGGCGGGATTTTGCTCAAACAGCGCAGTTTCTATAAGTTCGCTGATCTCTGGAGTCAGGCGTGGTGGGAATTCAAGGAAAAGCTCGAGAAGAAAGAGATCGCGATCCGCGCCAAGCACCCGAGTCTCGTCAAAGATCTCACCGCACCGCGCTACACGATCACGAACAAGACGATCAAGGTCGAATCGAGCGATGACATCAGAGACCGCATTGGCCGGAGTCCTGACGTGGGCGTGGCGGTCGTCTTATCCTTCTTCGACTTCCCGATGCGCGACGAGACCAAGTTCGTACCTCGCGTCATGTCACGGCGCCGGTTGGGCAGGTAGCCCGCGGCGCGTACCCTCTTTGGATACGCACCCATGAACGAAGCAACGCTCCGGATCATCCAGACACAGTTGATCGGATCGTCCTTCCGCTCGGTCTACGCCCCACCGCTCCCGACGCCGGTCCCGATCCGCGGGATGAACTTCACGACCGCTCGGAGCTACGTCGCCCAAACGATTCCCTGGTGGTACTACAACGCGCAGTTGATGTACGACGGCGACCACTGGCAAGGCGGGTGGGGATGGGCCGGTCCGATGCTGTCGCCGGACGACGCGGGATACCAGACGATGTGGGCGCTCATCTCGCGCACCTTCGTCAGTCGGAACGTCATCCGCGAGATCGTCAACCGGCACATCAATGGCGTCCTCGGTCGCTTCCCGAAGTGGACGCTCATGCCGATCGACGGCACCACGGGCGAAGACGAGATGCCCGAGGCCACGAAGAAGCTGATCGCCGAGGCGACGGCGTTCATCCGGGACTGGCTGGCCGCGCGCAACACGCACCAGCAACTCAAGCTCTACCTGCAGGATCTGCTCATGCCGACGGGCCGCAGCTGCTTCCGCTTCTTCGTCCCGCCTGGACTCGCCACTGAGCTCGCCGGTTCGACCACCATCCGGCAACTCAACGTCGGCGATTCCGTCAGTGAGGCGCTCCAGCGGATCTATCTCGAGAAGCCCAAGGTCGATGAGTGCGCGGTGGTCACGGACCCGGACACGCAACGCCAGGTCGGGATCCGCCTCATGTCGAAACCGGACCGCGCGTGGCTCACCTTCCTCGACCAGCAGGGACAGAAGACCTTCGTCCGGACGGTGGGGAACGAGGGAGGCTCGACGGGAGTGAGCTACGAGATGGGTGGCCGGTTGCTCATGTTCCAAGGCCGACGCGATCCGCTCGTCACGACGCAGTTCCTGCAGATGCAGAAGGCGATGAACTTCGCCGAGTCCGTGATCCCGCGGACGAACGAGACCGCGGGCTTCCTGCAGCGGATCATCACCAACGCACAGCTGCAGGGGACGTGGGCCAAGGATCCCAATACGGGCGCCCTCACCTTCACGCCGGACCCGAGCCAGGAACCCGTCTACGGCGCCGGCATCACGAACTACATCTCGGGTCAGGTGATCGAGGACGAGGACGGCACGGTCAAACAGGCTACGCCAGGCGTCCACATTCAGGAGCCGATCACCCCGAGCGGCGTGATCGATTCTGCCAAGCACTGGCGGACATCGATGCACTTTGAGGGGCATCAGCCGCACATGATCGAGGACTCGGGGATGCCGCCGGAGCTCGCGCGGCAGGAGGCGGGGCTCGCGCTGCTCGACTCCGCGATCCCGGTCATCGACGCCACGTCGTGGATCATCTCCGCCGGTCTCGCGTTCGCCGAGGCGCTCCGCGGTGAAGTCGGACGCTACACCGAGGTACTCCGCCCCGTCGTGTCCGCGTTCGTGAACATCGGTCCGGTGAGCGCGGACGAGAAAACGGCCATGATCGCGGCCTTTGAGAAGGCGGTCCTCGCGCGAGAGAGCGTGCAGGAGACCGCGTTCCAGGTCGAGGACGTCGATGCCGAGAACGACCGGATCGCGAGCCAGCCGGGGGCGGCGATCGATGTCGTGATTCGGCAGATGAACGCCGTCAAGCTCGGCGTCGAGGCGGGCTTGGCGATCGAGGACGTCGCGCAGGAAGTCGGGATCCCGGTCGATAAGGCCAAACGGTGGCAAGCGAACGCCGACAAGAAGAAGGCGCTCGAGACAGCAGCGAAGTTGGCCGAGGCCCGCGCGAGCGGCGCGCAACTCGGGACCGGACAGCGTCCCGGACGTCCGAGCGGGACCACGGAGCGCAACCCGGGTCAGCAGCAGGACAAGCTGGCACGGAAGCAGCAGACGAAGCCCCGTGACCGAAAGAAACGGCGCCCAGGCGGCGTGACTGGCGGCGGACCGGCGTGATCGTATAGATTAGGTGTGCGAGTAGTGAACGGCGCCCTAACAAGGCGAGAGAACCCTCCCAGGCTGGCCTCTGGGAGGGTTTTTCACATCCGTTTTCGCATCTGCCCGTCTGGCGCGAAGAGTCATCATGGCATAGTGTTGCATCTACGCCACACTTCTTCCCACTTTTCCACACTGTTTCCACAGGTTTTGACTCATGGCACAGCGGAATAGCGGACGCCGGACAGGGAGCCGGACCGCCAGTCGTCAATCGGTCGTGGACGACGATGACGACGAGGATGAATCGCCAGAGATGGACGATTCCGAGCTCATTACGCACGTCAACGCCGCTCTCGGGCGGGTTGGAAACAACGCACAGCAACTCGGACTCACCTACCTGCGCGACATCCGCCGCATCCGACGAGTGAAGAACCGGTGGCAGCGGGCGTATGAGGAGCTCCGTGAGGAATTCCCGGAAGGGCACCTCACCTTCGTCGGAGAAGAGGCGGATGCGCTCCGCCAACTCCTGGACGGGCGAAAGCTCGACCCGAAGAAGCTGGTCAGTCTGATCGGCCAGCTGGAGAACGACCTTGCGACCGAGCGCACGACGAATCTCAAGAATTCCGCTGACCTTCTCTCTTCGCGCATCGCGGAGGCCACGGGATACACTCGAGAGGCGATCGACACGGTCCTTCGGAACGGCAACATGGTGGCCGAGCTTCGGGATACCGAAGTCGATGGCACCGGTGCCGAGCGGGGCAAGAAGGTGACGAAAAAGCTGCCGTGGGTTCGCGCCAAAGGCGACGACAAAGCGGCATGGTCGCAGTTCGACGGCTACGTCACTGCGAACCAGAACTACATGTGGGGTGCCTTGAAGCCCGCGGGCACCAAGCAGAACGGATCGACGTCTGGGACGACGACGGTCATCGATTCCTCGCCCGCGCCCCGGGATGGGACGACGTCGGGCAGTGATCCGGTGAAGGAGATGCTGGAGAAGGACAAGGAGCGGTCGAAGAATTCCTACGACGCGCTCTCGTTCAGTCGTGGCCGCGGTGGCGCCAGTGCCGCTCGAGTCACCGACAATCGCCAGTAATCCCTAACCGGCCTTCACAATCGAGGCTTACGAATGTCAACGATCACGGAAGGCACATTCGGTACGCCCGCGTATTTTGTCGATCCGCACTCGATCACACGATCGAACGGCGGGCGACAGATCGATTGGGCGAACGTGAATGCGAGCTATAAGGAGGCCGACGGATACAAGCTCCTCAAAGCTGGTACCGTCGTCGGTGAGCTCCTGGGAAGCGGGAAGATCTCGCCCCGTGTGCTCACGACCAACCCCGCCACGCTCATTCTGGAGACCGACGCGAAGGAGAACGACATGTCGGCTGCGGCGACGGGCTACGGCTGTATCGACGGGGGGAACCTGTACGAAAACCTGCTGCCGGATTCGACCGGCGGTCCGCCGCGGGCGCTCGCGTCCGCGCTCAAGACCGAGCTCGCAGCTGCAGGGTGCCGGTTCAAGTTCTACACGTACCAGGACACCCGCTAGGACGCGGAAGTCTTCGATCCTCTCTGATTCTCGGATTTTGGACCTTCCCTTCCCTTCCTAACGGAGCGCCTGAGTATGAATCTCAATTTCACGGCGGCGCTCGACTATCTGCGCCGCACAAGCGGGCCGAATTTCGAGGTCGATATCGCGAATGCGGAGCGACCGGATTCGAACTATCTGTTCGAACGAGTTCTGCCCGAGCGGACCGTCGATGACTACATGGCATCGAACGCCGCGATCACGATCATGTCCACGATGGCTGGCTTGGTCGGTATGGACTCGCCGCTGCCCCCGGTCGGGGCCGCGATGAACCGTACCTGGATCCAGGAGACGGCCAAGATCGGAGGTTACTTCAACCTCCCGGAGCAGATGCTCCGTCACCTCCAGCAGCAGTCGCTCCGCGTGCGCGCGGGCGGTGGCGATGACACCCGAGCGATCGCCAACACGATCCTCAACTTCGCCAAGTTCCTCCGCCAGCCGCTGCTCGACACGCTCGAGTACCTCCGCGGTCGCGTGCTCTCGCGTGGCGCGATCGACTGGACGTTCAACAGCAAGCGGCTGCAGGTCTCCTACGGCGTGCCGTCGGGGAACCTGTTCCCGCAGCGCACCGGTACCTCCGGCTACGGTGGTTCGGCCTCGCTCTTCTGGGACGACTGGTATGAAGCCCGCTCGATCCTGAGCGGTCGGATCCGGGTCGTCTTCGCCTCGCCGGCGACCATCACGCTCATCACGTCCAACGCGGCGAACGACATTCGTCTGACCGCGCAGGACGAGCGTGGCTCGGCGTCCTTCATCCGCCTGTCGAATCCCGAGATGGACATCGCCTCGAG